GTCTGCCTAAAGGAAAAGACACTAAGATGACTATATACGAGGCTTTCGAGTATGAGTATGACAACTACGAATGGGAGATTGTTAAAGGTGTTAACTTAGACCGCCCTTTAAAGATGGACGACCATTATTTAGATGGTACACGTTATGTTATTACTTGGGTTTGTAAGTACCTAGGTATTAAATAACCTTTTGATAAGTTCGTCTACTACTAACCTCATAACCGCTTAACTTAATAATCAAATCTATAGTAGATTGAGATAGGCTGTTATTTCTATATCGGTGTTTTATTGTGTATGAATAACTTTGAGCAAAGATACCTACATACCATTTGTACGTATTAAATATATCTTCTATTACTTCGGATTCAGTCATTGGATTGATTTTACGTCTAATATACAACATTAAATAAAACTTACAATAGTGTTGTTACTTAAAGCGTGTATAAACATAACATTTCTTTATTTTTGTTTATAAAATTACATTTGTGGGTATATTATCTATTTTTAGTAAGAAGTCGGTAGATGTCATTAGAGACAATACGGGCGAGTATTCTTATTGGTTTACTGATAACGCTTTTGGAAACAACAAAGAGTATCTTAAATGGTCATTGACAAACCCTGTCTTAATGACAGTTATCGCTATACGTTCTAAGTTGTATTCTCAGATGGAAATAATGCATTTAGATAGTTCAGGTAATCCGATTGAGAATAGCGAGGTGTTAAAGAAGTTTAAAAACCCTAACTACTTTCAATCACAACAAGACTTTTTATTTCAGCAAATGTGGTTCTTATCCGCTACAGGTGAAAATTACACATACTCACCTAAGAGATTTAAAGCAGATGAAGTGCCTAGCGTAATGTATAACCTTATACCTAGTCAATTAGATTTTGGTAACGTTCAAAACTTAGATTCATTTATAGTACAAGAGAAGGATAAAAAGAAATTCAGAGAGCAGAAGATAAAATATACTTTAAACGACACAGAAAAGAATATCGAGTTAAACGATTTGATACCTTTTTACGACTTAGCAAACAACATCGAGCCTAATAGCTGGATGAGTAGTCCTAGTCGTATAGATGGTATTAAGGACGTATTATGTAATATAGAAGAAAATCTAAAGTCTAAGAATATCAATTTAAAGATGTCTCAGAAGTACTTAGCGTCTAACAAGAGTGGTATAGACGGAACACCTATGATAGGTGAAGAGGATAGAGAAGCTATAGAAAGAACTTTCGGAAGCAAAGCGTTTCATATAACGAATGCTAACGTAGATGTTAAGCATTTAGTAAGTGACCTAAAGAGGCTTTATTTAGATGAATCGTTTAATAGGGATGCTATGAAGGTGTTACTGGCTTACGAAATGAATAAGGACGTACTTAATTACTCAAGTGATGACGGTAGTACATACGAGAACCAAGAGCAAGGCACTATAAGATATATTCAAAACGGTGTGCAATCAAGTGCTGATGCCTCAATGAATAGTTTTGCAGATTCTTTTGGTCTTATTGAGAAAGGTGAGTCTTTAAAAGCGTCGTTTAATCATTTACCCGTTATGCAAGTAGTGATGAAAACCAGGATGGAAACTTTAAAAGCTTATCAGGAGACAATTAGCATAGGTTTAGAGAATGGAACTATAACGACAGTAGAAGCAAAGAAGATGAGTGATAAACTTATAATTGATTTAGGATTATGAAAGATGCATTAATAAAGAGTCTAGAGGTTAAGCTGTCTAAGGTTACAGATGATAAAGTTAAAGAGGCGTTAAAGTCTAAAATAGATATACTAAAGGCTAATAAAACAGTATTGAAATGGTAATATGTAAAGAGTTAAATAGAGAGTTTGATACTAAGCATGATATGCTTAAAGCTTTATATGAGAATAAAGACAATATTATATCGCTAAAGAAAGCGCAAGTTTATAAGAGTCATGAAAAGGGGCTAGGCGTAGATTTGAGATACTACCACGAAGAAACAAATAAAGTTTATTGCACTAAGGCGTTAAACGAAATAAAAGGTTTTGATGATGGTTTTTTATATCCTGTTATATCTAACGTTAATTACGCAGATAGTCATAAGGATGCTCACTTAACAAACTCAATGAATCGAACTATTAAACATCAAAAAGGAAATATCCATTATGTTCTAGACCACAAGTTAGAGACTGGTAAGATTATAGCGTACCCTCAAGATGTTGAAATGTTAATAAAAGAAATAGAATGGAAGAATCTTGGTAAACCATACACAGGAAAAACACAATGTCTTTTATTCAAAACAGAACCACAAGAATACACTCCTAAAGAGGCTCTAGATGTAATTAAATTAAATCTACCCACGCAGCATTCAATTAGAATGGTGTATAAAGATATATCGTTTGGTATTAAAGACCGCAGCGATGAATGGGCAGACGCAAACAAAGAATGGGATGATTATATCAATCTTATAGTTAATAAAGAGGTATTAGATGATGATGGTTATGTTTGGTTTGTCAAAGAATTAGGAATAGTAAGCGAGGGAAGTATGCTGCCATTAGGTAGTAATGACGCAACTCCTTTATTTTATACACCTGAGTCCGCTAAAAGCACCTCAGAACAAAAAGCTGAACTCGCAAGAAAAGCACTTCAGGAAAGCAAATTAATTATTAATCCAAACTTTTATTAAAATGTTTAAATACAAAACAAACAAAGAGTTAGCGGAACTATCACCAGATGAGTTAGATACATACGCTAAAGAAAAAAGAACCTTTGAAGATGCCGAACAAAAGAAAGCTATCGATAAGGCAATTGAAACAGAATTAGCTGCTGCTAAAGGAATTTCGGACAAAGCAAGAGAAGCGCTTAAAACCGAATTAACAGATAAGTACAACGAGCTCGCAGATGAGTTCGAAGAGTACAAGACTAACGGTAATAAAGCAGACCAATCTTTCAAAGCGCAATTAAATAAGTTTTTAATTGACAATAAAGATGAGATCCAAAAACTTAAAGCATCAGGAAGTGGTGTAATTGAATTTAAAGCTGTAGAAGATATTACAACTGCTAACGGTGTAAATACGAGTCCACCTAATATTACAGGAACTCAACAAGCACCATTAGGTAATGTTAACCTTAGAGACTTTAATGTAGCATCATTAACAACTAACGTTAATACATCATTAGCTGCCTATCCTTACACCGAGACAGTTCCTAAAGATGGTGATTATACATTCGTTGCTGAGGGTGCGATTAAACCTCAAATGGATTTTACATGGGAAACTAACTATGCTAAACCTGTAAAGGCTGCTGCATGGATTAAGTTAACAGACGAGAGTGTAGAAGATGTTGCAGGACTAGAGAGTGTTGCAAATGACTTGTTAAGAAAAAAGCATACTTTAAGAAAATCAAAAGGTATTCTTTTCGGGGATGGTATTTCTCCAAATCCTAAAGGAGCAACAGTTTACGGACGAGTTTTTGTAGCTGGAGATATGGCTGATGCCGTAGCGAACTCTAATTTTATGGACGTTGTTAATGCGTGTATTACGGATATTTCAACAACTCATAACTATGAAGACGAAGTACCTTACATGGCAAACTTAGTAATGGTTAACCCAATTGATTTCTTCTTACAATTAGTAAGCGCAAAGGATGATAACGGATTACCATTATATCCAACAGCATCATTATTTAACACGGTTGTTATAGGAGGTGTAACTATTATACCTGAAGAAACAATCCCGTCAGGAAAGATTTTTGTTTCTGATATGTCTAAGTACAATACAACTAATTATACACCTTATAAAGTTATAATTGGATGGATTAACGATGATATGATTAAGAATCAATTTGTAATTCTTGGAGAGTCTAGATTCCACGCATTTGTTAAGGTGCTAGATGAACAAGCGTTTATATATGATGATATCGCAACGATTCAAGCAGCAATTGATCCTGCTATAGCTTAAATAGATAATTATGCCTAATATAACAGACTTTACATTTTTCAACAAGCCTAACGTTTTAAACATAGCGTTGGCAACTACGCAGCCTTCAACGGTAACGACTGTAGCGAACCCTAGTAACCAAAAAGGACTAGAGAACACTATAACGGCTGTAGAGAACGATGTATTGATTAATAGTTTAGGCTTAACAATCTATAATGAACTTCAAACAGCACTAGAAGATTTACCAAGTGCAGACCAGAAATGGAAAGACCTGGTGAACGGTGTAGAGTATGATGGTAAAAAATGGGAGGGATTAGATAATGACCTATCTCTCCTGTGTTTTGCTACTTATTTTCTATTCATGAATGGTAATACTCAGTTTCAAACAGCAGTAGGCATAGTACAAGTTAATAGCGAGAACTCTAACGTAGTATCTCCTAACTATAAACTAGCTAATGCATGGCAAGCGTTTGTCGATAAGTACCAAGGCAGTAAGGCTACAAGCCCTCTTGTTTATAATATAAACGGCTCTACATTTACGGACTACTACGGTATTAACGTAAGTAGTGTATTTGTATCGTTATATGAGTACTTAGTTGACAAGAAAGATGATTTTTCTTGGAGTCCTGAAGATTTCGTATTGTATAACAAGAATGCTAATAACAGTTTTGGTATATGATAGTTTTTGAGACGGCTTTAGATAGTATTATTGAGAAGATGCCATTAATTGAAGATGCAAACGGTAACACGTTTAAAATTCGGTTTGATTGGGGAACTCAAGATGTTCTTAATAAGTTCATAGTAATACCTGAAAATGTATCTAAATACCCTTTAATATGGTTAGTTGTTGGTAAAGAAAGCCACAATTTATCAAGCAAAAGGATAACAAGAGTAACAAAATTAGTAATTGCAAAAAATAGTGATGCTCCAGATGAGTTTAATAGGTTTCAATATAAGACGGATTTTGACAAGATGTTAAACCCAATATTAGAAAACTTAATAAAAGCATTAGAGCGTAGTGGAATCAGTAAGATAATAGATTACGATTTCGACGTTGAGCGAATGCCTAATTTTTCAGAGGTTACAAATGAGACTAAAACGGTGGCTATTTGGAACGCTATTGTATTTGAAGCGAATATAGAAATGCATGGTAAAAGATGCATACGAGATATTAAATTTAATTAATAAAATAATAAAACAATGATTTCAACGATTATAAATAATGTTAATTGCGGTGCTGGTGAGTTGCTTGGAACAGGTACAAACCATTGCCCTATTGATATTAAAAGAATTACGACGCTAGAATTTAGCAAACGTAGTTATAAGTATGATGATGCTACTGGCGACACGTTAGCAGGCATTAGAACAGCGCAACAAAGCGAAGATGTAATTATATTACAAGGTGTAGTAGAAACTACTATCGATACTGCGGATGACAATTACACAACACGTACAGGATCAGGAATAGAGAAGTTATCGGGTAAGAATCCAATAGGGTTTACATTTACTTTTGATAATGGGGTTTATTTCAGTAAGGCTTTACAAGAATTGATTTCTTACGGTCAGTACAACTTATCGATGTATGACTCAGAAGGGAATAAATTCTTTGTAGAGACTAAGGCTAACGAATTTAAAGGGTTTGCTTGTTTCCAAGTTAACGCAGGTGCATATATGCCTAGTAATGGAGCGGATGCAGCACAACAAACTGTTAGACTTCAATTAAACCGTGAAGAGTATGATAAGCGCATTAGCTGGATTACTTCTGATAACCTAGATTATACAGCAGATGTAGATTTAGATGGTTATAACGATTTAAACCTATCTATTGCAACAGCTGTTAATTTAACAACAGATGTTATATTTGATGTTTATTCGGTAGCAGACAATAAAATAGTAGCTATTACAGGTTTAGCTAAAGAGGATTTCCTTTTTACCTTAAACGGTGTAGAAGATGTTATTGTAAGTCTTACGCCTAGTACAACGATACAAGGCAGATATACATTAGTATCTACAACTACTTTAGCAACATCTGATATTATCACTCTTAAAACGTGGGATAGTGCTTTATTGAGTGCTATTATAGATGTAGAAGGTGTGTTGTATAAATCTAATACAGATACTTTTACAGTAACAGTAGCAGTATAATTAATAACTCTAGAAAAAACGAGGGATGGGGTTAGTTCCTTATCCCTTTTTTTTATATGATAACAGTATTTGACTACATACAGAAATTAAATAAAGTAAAAGGTGATTTACCTAAACAAACTGAGCGTATTGTATTAAAGAACAAAAAGAGAATACTAGATTTAAATAGAGAAACGCAGCTATTTGATAAAGGCATTGATAGTGATGGAAAGCTATTAAGGGAATATAAACCTTTTACGATAGCTATAAAGAGGCAAAAAGGCGAGGTTTTTAATAGAACTACATTACTAGATACAGGAAGTTTTTACAAAGGATTTGATTTATTAGTTAGGAACAATGTTATATCTATATTCTCAAGAGACTCAAAGAGTGCTGACTTAGTAGATAAGTATGGTAACATATTCGGATTAATAAAGGAAAATGAAATAATAGTTAACCAAGACATAGTATTACCAGAAATATGGGAGTATTTGAACAGATTTTTATAAAGCCTAAATTCTACAAGACATGTAAAGAGATGTCTTTGTATAATTTCACACAATACCTAGAATCTAACGATTTAAAGTGGTTTTCACATAAGCTGAAGACTTACAAACAATCTAATGAAATAATGGTCAATTTCTTTACTGAGTACATAGAATTAACCCAAAACATAAAAATGACTAATCGATTCGTCAAGATGCATAAGATGATGAAGATAGATATTAAGTACAGGGGCGTTATTTTATTACTTAAAGATATATATAGTAACGGACTAAAAGAGGAGCAAATACAGGAAAGCATCGAAGAGTTAAGGAAATGGAAATACAAGATATATAAAGAGAAAGATTTGTTTCTACAATTAGATGCAATTTACAACCGAGTTCAGAACCTTAAAACACAGTACGAACTATTAAAATTAGACTTAGAAAAGGAAGATAAAAAAGAGGTTATAAGTATTGAGAAGCAATTAATAATAGTATCTAAAGGCTTAGAACTAGGATATAGAATAGACCCAAAAGAAACAACCGTATTTGAGTGGCACGAATACCAAGAGTTGTTAAAAGAACGTCAAACCCAATTAAAACAAAAGTAAATGAGCAATGCAATAGATTTAGTAGTAAGTAAAAAGGCTATAGAGGGTTTAAATCAATTAGAAGCAAAGCTTTTAGCTGCTCACAATAGTATAGTAAAGATAAATGCTTTAGGTGTTAAGTTTAACGGTGGTAAGCCAGTTAAAGGACTTCCTGAAACCATATCACTACAAGCTGAGTACAATAAATTAGTTAAGCAAACCGAGAGCGCAAACAATAAAGCAACTTTAGCACAGGCGGGATATAATAAAGCTATTTTAGAGGCTAGAAACACAACCAATGAACTAAACAAACAAACAAGACTACAGATAAAATCCACGAGTGCATTAAGTGACGCATATACTAAGGTTGACGCAAAATTATCTTTGCTTATTAAAGATTATAGGAATTTAGCTATAAGAAAAGAGCAAGGCGATAAGCTTACGAAGAGAGAGATTAAAAGAATGGATAAGTTAAGGGGTAAGATTCAGAAATTGGATTCGGCTCTTAAACGAGTAGACGCTAGCACTGGTAGATTTGGTCGATCTGTAGCTAATTATCCTAAACAAATTAATCCTGCAATTTCATCTATAAGGGCTTTAGCTTCAGCAATGGGGTTAGTCGGCGGTGCGTTCTTATTTGTTCAAGTTATGCGTGACGCATTTAATAGGGTTCGTGAGTTCGATAAAGCAATGCAGAACATATCGGGTATATTAAGAACTAATAGAAGTGAATTAAAAGACCTGGAGCAAGTTATTATAGAGGTTGCTGGAGCTAGTATAAAAACATCTAGAGAAGTTGCGGGATTAGCTGAGTCTTTAGTTACGTTAGGTAAATCTAAAGGGGAAATAAAGCAGTTATTAAAACCAGTTAACGACTTAGCAATTGGTTTAGAGACTACAGGAGAAGAGGCAGCAGAATTTCTAGTACAAACATTAAACGCTTTTGGTGCGGGTAGTGATGAAGCAGAAAAATACGCAGATACAATCGCCACAATAAGGACTTCTACTACTTTAAATTTTCAAAAGATGCGGGATTCTTTCCAATTCTTAACTCCTATATCTAGAATATTAAACAAAGATTTAGCCTTTACAGGTGCTTTAATTGGCGTATTAGCAGATAATGGTGTTAGAGCGGAAAGGGCTGGTAGATTATTAGGTACGGCGCAACAAAAACTTGCTAAAGAGGGTAAAACGTTGTTTTCTGCATTAAATGAAATAAACGAAGCCTTTGCTAGAGGTGTTAAAGAAGAAGAGTTATTAGCTCTAGCAAGTGATTTATTTGGTAAACAAGCAGCGGCTTTAGGTATTATATTAGCAAATAACACAAGTATAATAGAGAAAAACGCACAAGCTATACGAGATAATGGCGGTGCTTTAGATGATTTAGTTAGTGAGCAGTTAGAGTCTTTAGACGCTAAATTAAAGATATTAGATAGTACATGGGAAAAGTTTATACTGTCTATTGAAAAAGGTGACGGAGTTATATCTAGAGTGGTAAAAACGTTTATAGAATTAGCTACAGAAGCTTTTAATCTAGCTATACTTTTTAATAAGCTATCTACTACAACTTATAATGAGCATTTTATAGAAAAATTTTACCAACAGACTTTGAGATTATTAGATGCTGAGAAACAAACAAATGAGGTTTTAGAGGCTAGTTTAGGTATTAATCAAAGAAAATTAGCGCAATTAAAAACAGCGGCTAAGTTTGATAATCTAACAGAGAAGCAATTAAAAGACAACAAGTTAGAGCAGTTACAGCAAATAGGAATAATAAAGGCTCTTAAAGAAAAAATAGTTACTCTAAAAGAATTAGAGCAGCTAGAAGGAGACGGCGCTAGCGGTGGCGGTGACGGCGATGTATCAAGGCAAAAAAATCTAAAAACAGTATTAGAATTAGAAAAAAAGATAGGTAAAGAAAAGACATTTAATATAGCGCAAACTGTATCAATGACTGATGCCATAAAAGAACAGATAACCGCAACAGAAAATATATTATCAAGGTTGCCTAAATGGTCAGAAGGATATACGCTTGTTAAAAATAAATTAGATCAACTAAAAGACTCTTTAGAGGGAATAAAAGTAGACAAAATAATAAAAGATTTAGATAAATGGGCTGAGAAATACGAAGAGCAACAAAAACTAATTAGAGATACGCATAAGTTTTACGCAGACCAAAGAAGAGATATTGAAAGAGACTTGCAGAACACTATAAAAGACTTAGCTATAAGTGTTGTTGATTCTATATTTGAAGTTCAATTAAGAAGGTTTGATAGAGAATCTCAATTAGCACAAGATACAGCAGAAAGAGATTTATTATTTGCAGGAGATAGCGCAGCGGCTCAAGAGAATATTCAAAATCAATTAGCAGACAGGGAAGAAGATATACAACGGAGAAGAGAAGAAACGGAAAGAAAAGCGTTTTTGTTTCAACAAGCATTTAGGGCGGGTGAAGTTGCTATAGACACTATCCAGGCTGTAGCCGAATTAAAAGCACAAGCCGCTATACTTTTAGCAAATCCAGTTACAGCACCATTAGCAGGACTGGCATTAGGGCAAATACCTTTAGTTATAGCTACAGGAGCAATAGCTGGCGGTGCAATACTAGCACAATCATTACCAGCGTTTAAAGATGGTGTTCATGACTTCGCAGGAGGTTTAGCTATAGTTGGAGACGGTGGAGTTAATGAGGTTGTAGAAACACCAAACGGAACTTTCTTAACACCAAACAAAGATACTTTAGTTAATCTACCTAATAAATCAAATGTTTATAGTAATCAAGAAGAGTACTTTAGAGAGAAATTAAACCAAGTGTTATCTAATAACGGCATTCAAGGTATTAGAGATATTACAATACCTAAAGGGTTAACGAAGCAAGATTTAGACGACGTAATGAGTAAGCAATTCAAGAAGATGCCAAAAGGTCAAGCGGTTGTTAATTTTGATAAGAAAGGTATTCATACTTATTGGGATGATGGTGTAACTAAAAAGAAGATGCTAAACGCTAGGGTTCGGGGTCTTGGAAGGAACGTATAAAATATATAAATAAATGGGTGTTTTACAATATAAATTTAAACTTAATTTTATTAACGTCGATGACTTCGCGGAGATTGACACAACCGAGACAGTACAATTTGATGGTGCGAGTTTTATTTTAGAGCAAGAAGCGGAGAGATACGGTAGAGATGTGTTTTACCTTAATGATAAGATAGATTTGTTTTTTTATAATGGTGTTTATGACTTAGCAGAAAACCCTTTACAATTACCAAACGGAACTATAATAAATCATTTAACGCAAGGTTTTGACCATTTATACGAGGCTATAAAGCAAAAAGGATATGAATTAGAGTGTGAATTTGTTATTTACAATGATACAACTCAATTTGCTTTCGGTGTATTAGATATACAGAACTTTGAAACAGATGATTTTTCATTTATCAAGTGCAAGGTTTTACAATCAACTCAAAAACAGATTATAAAAAGGAGGGCTGATTTTGTTGTTGATATGTTTAGCGATAAAGATGCAGACGAAAACCCAATAGACCCAATACAAACATCTAATATACTATTACAGGCTAAACCATTAGTGCAAAACAGCAAATGGACAGCACCTAATTATAGTTATGAAAGTCAGTTTTTCGGCAGTCAAGCAAGCGCACAATTTCCTATATTCAGAAATATTATAGATAGTGAAATACAAGATACATTAACGTCTTTTTTTGATGTAATAGACGCGCCTACTGGAACAGATACAGCTTTCTTTGAGGGAGCTAGAGAAGATTTAAGATTTATAGTAGCTAGAAACGATTTAAGTAATATAACACTAAATATAAAAGACCTATCCTTAACATGTCCTTTCTTTGGCTCTCAAGTAGTAACCAAGAGGCTTAGTGTGGTTTATGGTACTGGTTTTGCGGTTGGTGAATTTGAATTTATAGACCTTTTCAATAGTTCAGATGATATAATATCTATAAGCTCACAGGATTACGAAATAAACATTCCTTTTGTGCCTAACGGTGGATATATAACGTTATTGTTTAGTATTTTCGATACACAGACCTTACCAACTGTCACGCCATCTAGTTCAGGCAGTTTTAATGTTACAGGTGGAGAAATGACCATAGATGTAACCGCTACAGCTATAGACACCGTAATAAAAGGCGCAAGGTATATCGATGTAATAAAACAAACGGTTAAATCAATTAGCGGTTTAGGCGTAGAGTCTCATGATATCGGTGTAGGTGGTCAGTTTTACGATCAATTCGTATTTACAGGTAACTTAATAAAAGGGCGTGATGATGTCGCTTTCCCTGTTAAGTTCAAAGACATAATACAAAGCATAAAAGAGGTTAACCAAGGCTATCAAATACTTAACGATAAAGTTTATATAGGGGGGTTTAATGATTTCTACGCAAATAATGAAATTGCGGTTTTACCTTTGTATCCTGATGAAAGTTATATTCGTAGATTTAATAGTAGATTCGCTATTAATTTGCTTGAGTACGAATATGATACTTTTGAGCAAGATAGAGACGAAGAAAATACAAGCGATAGTGTTCATACAGAAACACAATGGAGCATACAGAATAGACAGGTAGAGAATAAGAAAGTAATAAAGAATAAACAAATACGAGATTACAATAAGATTGAAACTTCTCGTAAAGAGGCTATAAAAACAACAACGACAACAAGCTCAGATGATAAGCTATTCTTGCTTGATGTAATTAGTTTAGCACCTAGTGTAAGAGGTGGATTTACCTACCCTTTAACTCATAATATAGACGGTGACGGAAACGTACAGTTATTAAATGATAATTTCTTTAGCTGGTCTGTGTTAGGTTTTGGTTTAGGTTCTGAATTTAATATACTATCAATTGATAACGACGGTAGTTACACGGTATTAGAGATAACGGATAATATAATAACATTAACACCAGTTGCGCCAGCGACACAATCATTTACTGGTGAATCTCTAACGGTAATCGATTTCCCATACACAAACGTTCAATATACAAATAGAACTAATGAGGGGTTTGATTTAGTCGAGGGAATTATAAGCCCTGATAGGTCGAGTAATCTAAATTACACACCAAAAAGAAACATAAAACATTGGGAAAGATATTTAGCTAACTGTGTGTTATATACTAATGAGATACTAACTAATAGATACTACAAAAATAATCAATTTACAGAAGACGGATTAACCACCAGAAAGCAAGGAGAAACCGAAGATTTAAACGAGAAAGCAGATTTAACACTAGACAACCCTATTTTAAGCCCTTTTGAGTATGATTTAAATCTTGTAGTTGATTTTGATACAATGGTTAGTATTCTTAACTCTTTAGACACTATAAACGAAGATAATAGTATAGGTGGTTTTATTAGGTGTTTTGATCCAGACAAGAAGATATTAAAAGTATATCCTAAGAAATTAGACTACGAACCTTCAACAGAAACGTTAACAATAACGGCGGAAGAGAGGTTTAGTAGTGATGTTATACAGATATATACAAGTGGTAATAACGTGATTATAGATGATGTTCCTTACGATAATGTTGTAACAAATTTTAATTGGTTTGAGATAAACGCACAGTATTTAGTTATTTTTGATAGTAACAATATACCAATTATAAATCCAACTAGGTATGACAAAGTAAGCGTCAACGATGTGATTTATAATAACGAGGTCGATTTGTCACAAGCTTTAATAGATTTATGATTGATTTTAGTTTTATAAGATTTAAAGATAATTTAGCAGATGCGCTAAATGTAGGTAATAGCCCTATAGCATCGGTTGTTTATTACGACGCTATACATTTAAGTCCTAATGAATCTTATTTACAGATAACAAATGTAGAGGGCGGCATATCGTTACAAAATGATTTTACTGCTTTATTAGTGGATTGCAACGGAAACACGTTAGAAGATGTTACAGACCACATATATACTGAAGAGATAACTGGAGTAGATGGAAACACACAGTTAAAAGTAGAAATAGTAAATATTGGTACTGATTATTATAACAGACCAATATTATTAAAGTTCTTTGACGATTTTGTAGAGTATTATAGTAATCCATTCATATTGACGGATGAGTTCTTAGAGTTAAGTACTTATTTTCAATATAAGAATTACAATGATTTTAGAGGTATTTCATATTCTAATGCAGATGTTTACCAGTCTATAAGGCTAAATAGTTACTTTTTAATATCGAGAGATATATCAGAAATTAGCGACTATTACCAAATAAGCAGAGAGGCAACGATAAGCGCAAGAGTATTATATAAAAGCTTTGAAGATTATAAATTTGATTATATAGACCGTTTTGTTTACGACAGATTAAACGTTGTTTTACAGCACGAGATTATTTATGTAGATGGTGTTAGAATTACTAATAAAACTAATTTTGAATCTGGTGATTTAATCGATAAGACTAATTTATTTGAAACAACATTTAGTGTTACTAAGAATTATGCGGATAGTCTAAGTTATTCTTTTCAAGTATTTGATAGTTTTAATATAATAGATTTTTCGCCTAGTGGATTAAATACCTTATGTGATCTTGACGTTAGTTTGGTAGTTACATTTAACCATGATGTACAATTAGAAACTGGATTTATAACTATTTATGATGCTAGTGATGATTCTGTAGTTAAGCAGTTTACTGAAGCAGACATGATTGCTAGTACTAATACTATATCTATTCCAAATTTAGATACATATATTACTGAAACAGGTAATTATTATGTATTAATGAGTTCGGGCTTAGTTACGTTTATAGGAATACCTAACGAAGCTATAATAGACCCTAACGAGTGGACTATAATTATAGGTTTAGGAGAATATGAAGAAAGCGAGTATAATAATGATGAATATAATGTAGGATGCGTAGTCGTTGCAAATGTGTTTAACGACAAATTTAATGATAAATTTAATTAAGAAATGGCAACAGTACAAGAGTTAAAAGACCAGATAGATGTTGAGATTACAGATGTAACCGCAACTAATGGTGTAACGCAAATAAATGTAGGTAATCGATTAAAACAGATTATGGACGTTTTAAAGCCTTACAAAGAAATAACTTTCGATATGTCGATAAGCGGGTCAACTGTTACACCTACTTATATAATTAATGATTTTGCGTCAGAAACTATAACGCTATCTATACCTAGTACAGGTCTTTTAAGAGTGGAGGTAACAAGTAGTGTTTTACAGGCGGGTAAAGTTTATTTAGCAACACAAACGATGAATAATGCGGGTACACCTTATTTTTTAGTGCCTGATTACGGTTTGCTGCCTGTGTTTTTTGATATAAGTATGAAACGATACGATAACGATATGAGTAGTACGCCTAGTGTATCTAATCAACGTGTAGAAATTAGAATATATAATTAATAATCATGAGTCAAAAGTCAGAGATAATAGCATATATAAAAACACTTTTAACGCTAAACCCTAGCAAAACATCTAGGACAGATCACGAAGAGTATATTTTCAATGGCGATGACCAGTTATTAGACAACTTATATGCTTTGTCTACATTTGAATCGCAGTTAACGATTAGCGGAATAACAATATCAAACGGAAACTTTGGGTATAATGTTTACATAACTAAGACAGGCGGCAAAGTACTATTGTCAGGTAATTTTACAATTGTTTCAGTATCAAATTTACCAGCACAATCTATAATATTTAGCATAGACGGTTCAAACACGGAATACATAGAGCAAGGTTCTGTAGGTGGGTTTCATGGAATAGCATATAATACAATAACAGGAGAATCTACAGGTATAAGCTTATCTAGTAACGATTTTAAAGTTCGTTCTGCGGTTGCGTCTGGTGAGATATATAACTTTTCATTAGAATATATAACAGAAAACTAAAATGGGATTAGACATAAATAGAGCAGGGATAAACTATAGAGACAATTTAATAGACCCTTTATTATCTTTTAACACGTCTCAAACATGGACGGTATCAAGTGGTACGGGTTCGGCAGGATTAGATAACAACACTTTATACGAAGGTGATAGCAGCCTTAAAATAATAAACACAGACCCTACAAACGATCTTGTGGTAACAAATAGTGTTCAATCTAGTGTTATTCCTTATGATGGTGACTTTAGGTTATCATTTTACATGCGTAAAGATGAGCCTTTAGAGTTTATGACTTTAGAGGTTGTGACGTTTCAAAACGCTTCACCATTTAACACGCAAACTTTTGTCTTAGATACTGATGCGGGCGGGAATGATATAGATGGAATATTTCAAAGATTTGCAGCAGATGTGGACTATAATTTTACTAAAGGTGATGATATTACATTTACTTTTAATCTAAAAGGCAAAGCAGGAACTTTATTGCTAAACACTACTGTATGGGTTGACGCTATGCAATTAGAGGCTGTAACAACAAATAATAAGTTTCCTAGCGAATTTAAACTACCTAGAAAAACATTAGTAGGAGCTCAATTATTCGGTGTTTACAATTATAATGATGATGTAACAGCAACTACTCCAATAAATTTAATAAACGGTTCTTGGGTTCATGTGACAAATGATGGAATAGGAACGAATACTTTTTTAGGTGGAGCTTTTAGTGATATAACACCTTATAATATTGTTACTGGTAATTTTGAATTTGCGGAATTAGAGCTTTTTGATTCTATAGATATAAGATTAGATACAATAATAACAACTAGTTCTGCAAATGAATTTGTAGAGGCTAGAATAATGCTTAGTTTAGGTAGTTTAGATATACCTTTAACATTTGTTTCAGAGACATTTAAGTCTGCTGGTACATATCCTTTATTTGGTTCTATAAAAGTAGTTCTATACACCGAACTAGTTAGGGCTGTAGATGCTAGAATAGAGTGCTTAACAGATGGCGGTTCTAGTACGCTAGAGGTTAACGGTTGGTCAATGCAAGTTAATAAGCGTGTTATATGATTTTAACAATAAGAAAAAAAGGTAACAAGAATTTCTTTCATTTCTCAGGCGGATTTGAATATGCAGCTAGTGACCTAGTTATATTTAACGATACCGATAATAGAGTTAAGTTAAGAACTGTAAGCGGTCGCATTATATTTGAGCGTGACGGTTGGTTAGTTACTGATGTTAGGATATATGACGACACGCAAGGCGGTTCAGAAGAAAGTTTTTCAACTTTTGAATTATTAGCAAATAGATTAATAACGCTTGGTTATCCTGCTTATTATGAAGATAGTACTGGTGTGGCTGATTGGGGTAATATAGGCGGTGTTATAACTAATCAAATAGATTTAATAGATTACATTAATACACAGCCAATAAACGGAGGTACACCATGATACAAACCTTACATATACCAGCGCAATTAGGAAGGATTTGTCCTTATATAAAGCAAGGCGACACTATAAAGCAGCTTGAGTTTTCTTTTGCTGCTACAGATGATATTGATTTAACAGGCTCAACTATTAAGATGCAACTTTATCAAGGTAGCTCAAAGGTTTTTGATGTATCTAACGGAAACGGAATAACAATAGTTGATAGTAAGTCTTTCAATATAGATCAGGTAGATGAAAATGATTTCCCACATGGAGAGTTAAAAGGGGATTTAGAGATAAAATTAAGTAACGGTGATATACTAACGTATTTCAATGTTATTTATACAATATTAGAACAGTACACAAGATGACACTAACTGTAACACAAAACGTAACTAAGTTAAACCTATCATTGGTTTATGATGGTATTTCAGTAGAATTAAAACCTGTTATAGTAATGGGTGGTTCTTGTGATTGCGATGTAATAAATGGAGGAACGCCTTAAAATAAAATTATGCCAAGAGAAAAACTAATACAATTAAGGGCTGGTACAGCAGCCTTATGGGATTCTGTCAATCCTATTCTAGAAGTTGCTGAAAAAGGACACGAAACCGACACGAGAAAGTCAAAAACTGGTGACGGTGTAACGGCGTGGAATAGTTTATTGTATGATGTAGGAGAGTCGGCTACATCAACATTTCAAGAGGTAACAACAGCAGGAAACACGACTAATACTGATGTGGAGATTGCTGGCGAATTAACATTAGGTAATGGATCAACTGGGTTTATAACATTTGAAGATTCAAACGGTGGGGAAATTGAAGTATCTGGTGAGTTCAATATAAATCACGACGTATCTATAAATCTAACCTCGCCAGTAGTAACCAAGAACGGTAATCCAATATCTTCATTTAATGGGGTCTACAATGCAACAACAAATACACCTGCTTTATCAAACGCAAATTCTAACAGAAACGCTGTGTACTATGAAGTAACAGTAGCAGGAACACAAGATTTCGGGGGAGGAAACATAGTCTTAGCTATAGGCGACAGAATAGAAAACAACGGCACTATATGGTTTAAGTCGGTAGATAATAATCAAAGCGGAGGATCAACTACATTACCTTGGTTAAACATACAAGATGCGCCTTATAATGGTGTAGCGGATGCTTTAGGCGATAGCGGTGTAGATAGTACACCAGCTTGGAACGCTGCTTTAGATGATTTAGAAACAGCGGGTGGTGGTATTCTTTATATACCATACGTAGACGGAAAAAGATTTAATATAACGCCTGGAGAATTAGTAACAAGAGATTACTCTAATATAGCAATAGTTAGTTTTACTAAAGGTAATATATTTATAAAAGAAACACAGGGTGTTGTTACAAATAGCAGAGGTATTTTAGTGAATATAGGATCTGGAACTGATAATTTTTCTGTTAAAAAATTAGACGTATTAGTGTCTTCAGGAGCGTTTAGAAACAACTTTGAAAACGGTATTATTTGCAGTCAATCTGGTAATTGGTCTAATATAACAATAGAAGATAATAAATTTGAGAACGAATCTAAATTAGATACAGAAATTGGAGTTGATGCTATAACATTATTTAGAAATGTAGGTGTAGTAGATACAGACACAGGTGAAAATCTAATAATTAGAAATAACAACATAAAGCTTTACGGGAACTCTATTTATGGCATTCAAATACTTAGAAAGACTTTCAGAACTAACGTGTACGGAAACACTATTGAGTTAACAGCTTTTTCAGATATGAATAATGATTCGTTTAACGCAATTGCAATGTATGGCGATAGTCAGTATTTTAATATAGAATTTAATACAGTAGTTAGTAGTGGTCATTCGGGTATCGCATCATCTATGAGTAGTAACGGGTCAATTAAAAATAACTTTGTATTTAATGTAACAAACCCTTCTGAAGCTGGAATAGAAATTGAATATAAAGCTACTCACGGAACTGAGAGCGTTGCGTCTCACGGTGTAGATGTTTATAAAAATTACATTCAAGATTGTTACTATGGTATTTGGGTTACTGAAAGGGATGATTCGCCTACAACATTTGCGCCTTATGATTTAAACATAGAAAACAACGAAATAAGAAATAGTACTATAAACGATATTTTTGTAGCGTCTAAATTAACAGGCTCTTCTGATACTACATCTATAATAACAAACGTCACAATAAACAACAATGATTGCTTCAGTACAGCCACGGACGCAGGAATTAGAATATATGACAGTAAAGACACAAAGGTTATAAATAATACATGCGTAGGACAGGTATTTGGAATTAAAATAGGTAGGAATACAAATATATTGCCTACTGGATATTTATTACTACAAAACAATGAGGTTAGGGATAATACTAATAAAGGTATTTTAGTTGAGCAAATGAACTGTGATTTAACACTAGATAACAATAGAATAATAAACCCTACAAACCAATGTTTCCAAGTTGCAGCAGCAGTAGGTGGTCATATATCCCTTACTGATAATTTTTCAGATGGTGGAGTTACAGGATTCTTATGTATAACATCATCATTAGAAGAAATGAAAGTAACAGGCAACAGAGCTATTAACGCAAGTGGTCGAGGTTTTCAGATAACAAGTGTAAACGGTAGCGCGGCATTTAATACATCTAATAACTGCCCTACTCCGGATTTATTTAGTGGTGCTGGAATGGTAACAACAGATAATAAAGATTTATAATGAGAATATTTTTATCATACATATTATTATTGATTGTTACATTTAGTTGCGGAACTATAGAAACTATTGAGGCTCAAAGAGTAAAAAAGTCATCTAGTGACCCAATAGAAAAACAAGTACAAGATAATACAAGTGATATCGCTAAGTTAGAATCTAGACAAGACAACCTTAAAAACAAACAACGCGAACTACAAAACGATTACGACGAACTAAAACGCATTGTAGATAGTTTAATAAGCCCACAACAACCGATAATTATAACAGACATTGTTAAAGGTGCTGGAAAAAATGTTACGGGTGGTCGTGGCGGAATAGTTGTAAAGGTTACGAACTTAAATGATTCTGGAGCAGGTAGTTTACGTAGTGCATTAATGATGAAAGTACCACGTATGATTGTTTTTGATGTTAGCGGAACTATAATATTGAATAGTAGAATAGAACTAATAAAAGAAAACTCTAATTTCACAGTACTAGGACAAACCGCGCCAATGGGAGGTATTACGATATCAAACAATGTTATTCGTGTTGGTGGCGGATGGAATAGAGCGAGTGAGCCATGCGATAATAATATTTGGATGTATGTTAGACCTAGAAACGGAAGATACAACGGACAACCAGACCAAGAGGCGGCAAACGCAATTATATGTTCTGGCGCAAATGGTTTAGTATTTAAAAACTGTTCATTTAGTTTCTGTGACGACCAAGCAATTTCCGCGGGTGGTGATTGGGGTGATTTAAGAAACATAACGATACAAAATTGCATATTCTCAGAGAACGCTACAGGTGTTATATTAGGTATGAACAGCGCAAAACCTACAGGTGATGCAAGTATAATTAATAACTTATTTATTGACCAGTCACATAGAACGCCAAACATGGGCGGAGGGCTTCAATATGATGTTGTTAATAACGTTTATTTTAATTGGAAGAGTAGACTATCAAATATAAATAGTAATGCGCCTAACGTTAACTTTGTAGGCAACTATCTAATTGAGGGTAGTTACACCGATATAGGTCAATACAACCAAATACAAAACAAATCGCCTAGAATATACAACAACGACAATTACTTAGAACGAACTCGAGGTGTTATAGGAAATAATGTACTTTGGCAAAGGTTTGTTGATGAGGGCAACGTGTCAAGTTCTATATTCGTTAATGAGCCATTTGATTACTTAGGAGGTTTAGAGCCGTTGTCTCACAACGCAACGTATGACTACGTGGACGAGAATGTAGGAGCTAATAAATATATCAAAGATAATGGAGAAATTGGATATTATAGAGATAGTTACGACACTCAAAAGTTATCAAATTTAAGAAACAGAATAAGTACAAATCCCTTTAATAAAAATTGGACGCTACCAACACTACCAACCAATGTAAGACCATCAAATTATGATGTGAATAACAACGGTATATGTGATATTTGGGAATCTGAGAATATTCCAGACGGTGAGAATTGGGAAGATATTTCGCCTTCTGGTTGTTCTTGGTTAGAAACGTTCGCTTACAGATAAACAATTAAAACAACTATATTATGAAAGCAATTTACACATTACTATTATTAATCTCTTTTAGCGGGTTCGCTCAAATCGTTGAAACAAACGTAACCAACTCATTAAACACTCCATGTAATGCAACTACGTGTACTACGCATCAATTAGGAGTATGCCCTGGAGATACGCATGCAGACGGCACGCCCTACACTTACACAGGCTTCAATGTTTGGTATGTATTAGAAGATATTGATTTTCAACATCCTTATTTTATTCTTAGAAATGGAAGATTAGAATTTAGAAACGGTGCAAGTTTAATTAATAACGGAGTTGTTGTTGATATTCAAACAGACTGCGATTCTGAGACAGGATTTACTACAGAAATTGTTTTTATTGGAGGTGGTGGAAACTTCGCTAGTTTTGATGAAATGAACGCAACACTAGGTATTAAAATCGTTGAATCTTTAGATATATTTAACTTACCAATTGGTGAAAGTTATCAATTATTAGCCTTAACAGGACAAGTAATAAATACAGGTATAGTAGACCAATACACAAAAGACTTTTTAAAATCAACTGGATCAGGTATAAACATCCTTCACATACAAGGCTATAAAGCTTTAAAGATTGTGAATTAAAAACAGTAACTTTGCTATTAACCCGATACCGAGATTGAGGGATTGACGTATCACAAAATTAAATTATGAATAAACGATTAAAACGAATTGAGGCAATGTTGAGATTGCTTTTAGAAGAAAAAGGAATTGACACAGAAGACGTATTAAAAAGCATCGGAGGCGGTGGAATAAAGAAGCCTAAAAAACCTTAAATAAAATTGAAAAAACTAATAAGAGAGTATGCGCCATTTATAATGTTGGGTTACAGTTTTGTATTTGCTGTACTCTCTTATTTTGATTTCTATTACGACTGGTATAGTTACTTGTCAGAGGCTTTAGGTTTTTCTATATTCACAAACATATTTATGTATAGTGTTTACATGAATAAAAAATACTGTACGTCGACTAAATTGTGTGTAATTGGATTAATAGTGTTAAATTTATTCAACATGATACATATTACGTTTGATATAAACATGATTGTTTACGATATATACCTTATTACGATTGTGTTTGCAATATTAATATTAAAAAAACTATAAAGCATGTCTTTAACACAAATAGAGCAAGCTAAAGAACTTCTTAGCATTGAATATGTTTCTGTAGTTGGTCTTTTGCTTATTTTCTGCTATTACCTTATATGGGTTAACAAGCAAACAAAACAAGAGCTAAAAGATGCTAGAAAAGAAAACAAAGAGAAGGACGAAATGATAGCGGGTTTTATGGAAAAATACTATACAATAGCATCCAAATTATATGATTTTCTTAAATAATGAACCAATGTGCGTGAATGAAAGATACGATTATAAAGATAAACATCTAAAATTAAAAATACAGATGCATAAGTTAGATAGCGACCATTCTAATCTTATGGGTATTCTAGAGGCTTTTAACGGTAAAACACACGAGCCAATAAACTATAATGATTTACTTAAATTTCCTTTATTTGAATGGGTTGATTTAAATTGTAAAGTAGCTATAAGGAGGCGTAATATGCTTTTTAAAGAGTATATAAATTTTGATACTGAGATAAAAAAAGGCGGTGAATTTGGTAAACACTTTCATTCAGATGTAATAGAAAGTGCTGAAATTATAGAAGGTAAAATTCTTGATAAAAACGATGGTGAGGTTTACGAAGAAGGTGATGTAATGCATTACGAGAAAAACCAACATCATACACCAATAGCATTAATAGACTCAAAACTAAAAGTAATATTTAAACCATGAAAGCAATAGATGTAGCATTAGCAGAATACGGTGTAAAAGAAATTGTAGGAAAACAACATAACCCTAGAATAGTGGAATACGCACGAATAATCGGTCATAGTTGGATAACAACAGATGAAACCGCATGGTGTAGTATATTTGCTAACTTCGTTTGCTTAAAAGCAGGTTTACAATATAGCGGAAAGTTAAACGCTAGAAGCTGGTTAAACGTAGGAAATAGCACAAAAGATCCTAAAGTCGGTGATATTGTTGTATTTTGGCGTGGTTCTCCTGATAGCTGGAAAGGTCATGTAGGTTTTTTTATTAGAGAAACTAAAGACTGGACGTATGTATTAGGAGGCAACCAAAGCAACCAAGTAAAGATATCAGCATACAGAAAAAATAGAGTATTAGATTATAGAAAATTAAATCAACTAGGATTGTAAAGCACAATCTAAACTATAAATAAATTTAAAAATCAATATTATGGGAACAATCTCAGACAAGGTTGAAGGTGCTAAAGCATGGTATCAATCTAAAACAATTATCGGAACTATTTTAATGTTTATACCTACAGTAGTTAGGTTATTTGCGCCAGACGTAGACGTAGACGCAGTAGGAACTGTAGACGAAGTATTTAACGGTGCTGAAGGCGTAGCTGCTTATGCGGATTCTGTTTGGGCTACTGCTCAAGAGGCTTTAGGATTTGTTATAGCTGTTTACGGTAGAATTAAAGCTAAAGCAGGAATTAGATAAATTAACTAAGCATCGCCCTAATATTATTGTTGGTTGGTTCAATGAGTTAGGGTGTTTGCTTTTTTAAACACAAAATTATGTTAGAATTAATAGCAGCAGCATTAAAGCTTATTACACCTGATCCTGAAATGAAAGATGTTAGGTTAAGTAAGAAGGAATTAAAACTACAACTAAAGAAGCTTAGAAAGGCTAGAAAAGCATATAAGCGCATAAGAAGATACTACAAAGACGACGGAATATCAAAAGTAGAGCAAGAGTCTTTAAACACTCTTAAAAACGCATTGATACAAAGAGAGATTGATTTGATAATTTAAATAACTGTTATCTTAGTGTTTGCTTAAATAAATTTCGAACATTAAAACGCTCGATAACAGTTAATAAAAAACATTAAAACGATTTTTTATTTTGGTGTTAGCAACAATAAAAAAGGGCGCTCACTGTTGCGGTTGTACGTGTTGAAAAAGTTTCCATATATCATTTTTAGTTATGTAAGGGCTACTGCAATAATCTTTGCAACCTAACCAATCAAAGTTTAAAATTGTTTCTTTTACAAAATCAACTTTTGTTTTATCCTTAACTACTATTTTGTAAGTTTGAGTATGTTGGTTAATTAGTTTTTCTTTTCCAATACTTGCGCCACGTCTAAAAACACATAAATCAAAATTACAATTTTCGTGTTCTTTTTGGTCTTCTCTGTAAATTTTAATCCAATCTATTTTGTAGTTAGGCTTTTTGTTTAGTTTTCCATTTCTTGGTCTGTGGTATAAATTAAAACAACAATGTACTTTCATACCGCTATATTCCATTTCACCTAAATCAATACTTTTAACTAAATCAAATTCATATAAACTATCATTATTATTCAATAAACCAATAGGTAAAATAAAGCCTATCATATCAGCCATTTTACAAGCGTGTTTATAAAAACTTCTGCTCAAATTATTTCTATCACCAAAAGGTGGGTTTCCTATAAACGCTCTGCCTTGTTTGTAAGGTAAATCTAATTTAAGAAAATCTTGTTTAATTATACTTTCGTGTTCTGGCTCTAAATCATAAGCAATACAATTGGGTATCTGTAAACTAAAAATTCCATTTCCTGCACTTGGTTCAATTATTTCAACTACATTTAAAAATGTATCGTTAAATACATTAATACATTTCTTTGCAGTTTCTTTAGGTGTGTAAAATTTATCTAATTCTATATTATTGCTCATATCCTTTTATTAAGTCAATTAACGTGTTTGGTGCAATATGAAACCAACTACTGTTTTCATTTTTTAAAGATGCCCAAACGCCTGTTTCTTTTAAATACTCTATTACTTTTTCTCTATCTTCCATTCTGTACGTATTTGGTTTTTGCAAAACCACGCCCTTTTTTACAGTAGCTAACAATGGCTATAAAAAATAGCTGTTAATCGCTTTTAACGTGGTTTCTGTTTGTTTATTAATATTGTTTCTTATTCAAGGTTTTAGTGTTTTAAAACGCTACATTTCATAGCCTAAACGTTACCCACAATAAAAATTACTAGTCTTGTGGTTCTTTTGGCAATTCGCACCAATGGGTCACATCTTCCATAAAGCTTTCTCCTGCTTCATCATAAAAGCCTTTTGCATCATCGTAGTATTCAGCCACTACCCAACGGCTATTCTTAGGAAAGCTATGTGGTGCATAAGCTAAATAGCTTCCACATTCTGCATCGGGTAATTTGTCTTTTACATTAAATATTTCTGTCATAATTCCGTAATTTTAAAAGATGGGTAACACCACCTATATTTTATAATTTTTTCGTTCCTCAAAATTCCAAACCATAGCCATAACGTTATGCTACAATAGGCATCGAGCCACGCAATCAAACCAGTAAAAATCACACAGATATAAATACTTTACACACAGGACAGTTTACATATCTACCGTCTCTATCTTGATTTATGTCTGAGTTATTATAACTAAATTCAGTATCGCATTTATGGCATACTTTGTTTATTTCTTGATTCTCCTTAAGATTACCTACTTTAATTATTTTCATTTTTTTAGATTTTTAATAGTTTAAAAGATTGCTTATTGTAGCATAACGGGCAACGTATGGCTACGCATCGGCGATCTAAGTTTATATTTATTTAATTCATTTTCTATTCGATGTCTACTATACATAACAATGCATAAAGTTCAAAGATGCGCAGCTCAATCGGTTCTAGTGTGTATGCTGCGCATCCACGAACCTTATACGTTGCCCGTTATCTACAATTTTTCTTTTAAATTTTTCCCAACGCTCTTTGGGTTTTGCAAACCCATTAAAAAGGTTTCTAATGGTTGCTCCCATTTCTTAGGTAAGTTTTGAGAATCATTTACAGCTTTAATCAAAGTGCTATCAGGCATCTTTAAATGTTGTTCTATTGCTCTAATACTTAAAAACTTTTTGTTTTCTTTTAGCCAATCTATCATAAGTACTCACCTCTTGTTATTGATAAAAATAAACTCTCTAAATCTTCTGTCCCAGCAACGACACCAAGTAGTATTGTATTCTCCCAAATATCCTGTTGTAAGTGTAATTGATGCATATAAACAAGATAATCTTTATTTATTTTCACTATTTGAAATTTAGTTCTACCTCCATTAATTTCAAATGTAAACCCCCAAGTGTTTTTATTTCTACCTAATTTTGGGTAATCATTAAGTATTTTATCCGTTATTTTCATAATCCTAATCTTTTAAAATTCCCTCTCGCTGCTTCTCTTGCTTTTTTTACACTTCCAAAACATATAATATCTACACACTTGGAACAGTTCTTTTGGTTTGGGTAAATTTTTACACCACAACGATTGCATTTTTTAGTTTTTTCCATAATTATATGTTTTAATATTTATCCAAAGATACGGATAATAATTGATATATCCTAATTTGCGGATAAAATAAATAAAAGCCCACGCTAAAATTTAAAATAAAAACAGATAGATAACACCGTATATAGTCTATTGCTCGTGCCTCACAACATACCATATACAAGTACGTTACCAACAATTAAATTGAGGTAAATGTTTCGGGGTAATCCCTACGCAACACCCTCGCACCCAATAAGTCTTGTAATTTATGTAGGTTGCTTACCCATTCCGTTATTTCCATTGGGTGTGTTTTGTCTAATTCTATAAAGTTATTGTGCGCTTCCACAAGTAAATCCATAATTTTAACTGTTAAGAACAACGTATATAATTAAGCACTTATTAGTTGTTTATCTATAAGTTTTGTTCTTGTTATCGCAAAAAACAAATCTCTTAATTCGTGTTCGTAGTTTAATTTTACCAAAAATATTTCACCTCCAACCATAACGTCTATTTCATTACCGTGCAGATTAATTGTAACATGCTCAAATCCATACAAATTTTTATAGGCTTCATATTTTTTAATTTGTGGTAAACTAATAAGCCATTTCTTTGTTATTTTTTTTGCTTTCATTCTGTGATATATTTAAAAGTTCTGTCTTTATTCTGCGTGCCAAATCATATACAACACGTTGTGCTTCATTAAAACGCCACTTCGTTAAGCACAACAATGTGTATAAAAAATAGCTACATTTTCTCTATATATTGAGGTTTTACCCTAAAGTAAAAATAGCCTGCTTGCTCGCTTCCACATTTTACTATTCCTTTTGTAGTTCCCCTTTTGTTTTCTTCACCTTCGTAAGTTCCTTCTGCACCTGCTCGCCAACTAATGTCTAACTTACCCGTTTTTGGGTGGTACTCCTTGTAATTATCTACTATTTTTACTCTATCACCTATCTGCATTTCAATAATATTTTTAGTTAATAAACCGCTACTTTTCATACACCAATCACGTTAGCAAACATTAGTACACTGTGTATCCATCAGGGTCTATTCCTAATTTTACACATTGCTCAATACAGCTTGTTCTACCTCCTTTCATTGTTCTAAGTAACAACCAGTCTCCTACTAATTTTGCATTTGTAATTCTTTTCCTTTGTGCTTTAGGCATTCTATCTTCAATATTTCTAAGAAGCCCCGTAATAAAATCTTTTTGATCTATTCCTTCAATTAATTCATTCATATTAACGTTTGCTAACAATGTATAAAAAATATACTATCATTAGGCTTTTTAAAGGTTTGTAATTATTTATATTGTTCTGTTTTTACTCGTTATTTCGTGCTTATCTACACGTACATTTCTTATACTAAACGTTGGTAGTAATGTTTGCTTAGTCAACGCTATTACCCTAAACTAAGATTAGTTACTGCCATATTGTTACTACCATTTGCATACTTTATCGCTTTGGCTTGTGTTGTAAACATACCATGTACCACAAGAGAAATTGTGTCTTGTACCATCCAAACACTACAACCAACACCGTGTAACAGTAATTGCTCTTCCTTATATTTCACCAAAATCTGTGCTATATCTTTACTAGCTTTTCTGTCATATCCTTTAGAAGTCATCCATTTAAACGCTTCTACTTCTTCTAATGCTTTTTCTTGTTCTGTCATTATTTGTTATTTAAGTTCTTAATTCCACGCAACTACGGTTACACAATTACGTTATATACAATACTATTTTTTTCCACCCACTCTTGCGTGCTCACTCAATACATCTTGGATGTAGTTTTTAAGGTCTTTCTTTGCTTTGATGGCAAGTATCTGTAAACTTTCAAGCGTTCCGTCATCTTCGTCTATATCTATTAATTTTCTCATTGTTCAATATTTTTTAGTGTTCAGTTACAATGAACAGTTAAATTCTTTGAACAAATTACCAAAGAAAAACATAAGTGTATCACCACTTAATTTATTTTTACGTGCTTGTTTTAATGCTTTTTTAGCAGAATCAAAATCCCACTTCATTGGGTTTATATCAAAAAACAATATAGCATCATAAGAGGCTTTTGCTTGTTCAAAAGTCATATTCATAGTTCCAAATGCTAAAGTTGGAAAAACACCTACTTCAACATAGTAGCTATCACCATTAAAACCATAAGCCTTATCAAGTGAATCACCTATTACGCCAATAGGTTTTTTATAGTTAACTAACTTTTGAGCATTTATAGAAGCTCTAACTGTTGAAGAATGTGTCGGTGTATGTGTGAAAAATGCAGGCATAATAAAAAAATTAAGTTGTTGCTTCATTGCAACAGTACAAATATATATTATATATATGATATACACAAACATTTGTTGTAAATATTTTATTTTTATGCAAAAATAATTTGCCAACGCGCTAAAATAGTACAGTATATAACACCGTATAAAATCCATTTCGTGCCTCAACGTATCTTATTACAATACGTTAAACCTCAGTAACACCAATAACAACTAAGTCTTCAGTTCCTTTAGTTGATTTCTGTAATACGCTCTTATCTTTTTTAACTCTTCTCGATCCCATTTAAAATCTACGCTATGGTCTAGTTTTCCTAATTCATCTAGTGCTTTAAAAGCGTCTTCTCCGATTCGTGATGGTAAATTAACTCTATACTCGCTTTCGTTTCCTTCTTTTCTAATATTACATTGAACACATTGCGCATTAATATTTAGCTCATTAAACTTTATAGTACTGAATAATTCAGCTTTATAAAAGTGTCCTGCCTGGAAATCTTTGTGCCATTGAGTGCCACAACTTATACAAGGTTTGTTTTTATCTCTTAGTCTTATGTATTCGTGACATACCGATTTAACAGATTCTAAAATAGAGGTTAATCCTTTTCTGTTTTTATGTTCCTTTTCTATCTTCTCAAAATCTAAACGAGGCTTTGAAACTTTTAAAGCGCTCCTTTTTATTCGATTAATTCCATTAGGTGTATTATATAAAAACTCTTGATAACACCTACAATCTAATCCTAATCCTAGTTTTCTGTTTTCTTGCTCAGTATTACAACCGAGTCCGTAAGTGTCTTTAGATGTTCCTCTACATTTCATTTAAGATTCCTTTTTAATTATAGACACCTCACTTCTCATTGACCAAATAACATGATCCATAGACTCCATTAACTTACGTATCATTCTTAATTCTGGAACTTGTTCTTCTGCTAGTATTTTACCAGCACTTACCGAGCCTTTATGTTTGTATTGTACTGCGTTATATTGTTGAAAGTAGTCTATATTAAACTTAGTTAAGTGATAATATTTTGCGCTTAATTGTCTCAACATCTGTCTTAGATTGTCGCAACTCTTCCATTCTCCAGACTCATACGTTATTATTATAGATGTTATGTCTTCTAGTAAATCGTTCATGTCTATATTGTTTTATAGGTTGTAAATCATTTACTTAGTAAAGTATTCTAACAAGTATAGTTTAGGGGCTACTAGTATGAATATTATCCTATACATATTTGCAGAAAATAAAAGAAACAAAATAAATAAACCTGAGTATTTAAAAATAAGTGATGCTGTATATTTGTCACTTCCTCGTTTATAGTACTTACCTTGAATTAATACAGATTGCTCTTCTTCTTCAAAAGAATATCCTTTATTTCTTACCCACATAAAAGACTCTTTAGACCCAAACAATGAGCTTATAAATCTTAAAACAAAAAACACACCTATACCTATAAATATGAATATTATAGACCTAGTTATATGCCACATATAAAACTCTTGTAATAATAACGGTGCTTGTTCTATTGCAAACTCTCCTGTTTTCTCAGCTACTTCTATAGCTTTTTTTAATAATTCTGATAATTGTGTTTCTAATTCGTTCATTGTTATTGGTTTTTATTTCCTATTGTTATTATTAAACCTATCTAGGTTAGTGTTTGCTTGTTTCTTTGCTTTTAACAATGCTTTAAACATTTTATTGTCTTTTAGGTGGTCTGTATTTGGTAGCGTTTTAATACTATGTATAGAGTCTTTAAACTCAGCTTCCATGTGGTTTCTAAAACTGTGTTCTATTAGGTCATTGTCTTCGATCTTGAACGTTATATTTATTAGTCTCATTTCAATAAGTCTTTAGAATACTGTTCAGCATTAGCCTTAGATATTTTAAAATACTTTCTTAAATCTTCTATTGGTGACTTCTTAGTTAAAGCACCTTCCCATTCTTTAGAGCCTACATTTAACCATGGCTTGTCGTCGTTTTGTTTATTGTTGCCTCCAGATGATTTAGGCGGGTTTACTTCACCTTTAAACATATCGATACCTATTTCTAGATAAGATGCTATCTTGCTTATACAGTCTGTTATAGCTGATTTATAACCATCTGCTATTTCTGTGTTTTTACCAGATGTCTTATGTCCTCCATATTGACTAGGTATAACAACATCGTAATCTAAAGAAATAAATTTTCCACGTATCAAAACATAGTCTTCTGTTCTTTCTATTACTTTATGCTTAATACTCCATCTTCCTAAACCAAAAACATCGTTTAATCTTTCTGTAACATACATTGCTTTTAGAGTTGTTAAAAACGTCTTAGTTGGGTGTTGTGAATATGCTTTATCAGGAAACTTATTTCTAAGATCCTCTCTCATTCCTTTGGTTATTTTTTCTTTTTTATCTCCTACTATTATTCCTTCCATCTTATTGGTTTTTATTATTTTTAATTCCTATTACAGTAAGTATATACATTGCTAATGCAAATACTCCTAAAA